ACGGCAGCCTTGTTGGCCAACCCGATTACCTGGATCGTGGCGGGGATTGGTGCTGCTGTCGCCGGGCTGGCCCTGGTGATCCGTAAGTACTGGGACCCCATCGCGGCCTACGTCGGCGGGCTGTTCGAGGGCATTCGCTCCGCCGTGCAGCCGGCGATTAGTAGTCTTTACACAGCATTGGCACCGCTCGCACCCATCGGGACTGCCATAGCCACGGTTTTCGGCTTCATCGCTGATGGCGTGAGCCGAGTGCTTGGCTGGATCGGGCAGCTGCTCGCGCCGGTGACGCTTTCCACGGAGGAGTTCAACAGTCTGTCCGCATCCGGACAATCGCTCGGTGCGGTGGTCGGCGGTGTTTTGAGCACGGCCTTTTCTGTGCTGACCTTCCCGATTCGCGCCGTGGGCAGCTTGGTAGGCTGGTTGATGGATGGCTTTCGGGGTCTGGTCTCATTGTCGCCACTGTCGTCAATCCAAGGGGCCTGGCAGCCGCTCGCGGGGTTCTTCGGTACTTTGTGGACTGGCGTGATCGGTGGCGCGCAGTCGGCTTGGCAGCAACTGAGTGCTGTTTTGGGATCTTTCTCACCAGTGCAGTCGTTGCAATCGGTGTTTGGATCGCTGCTGAACGCTCTGCGTGATCTGCCAAGCCAATTCATGACCTTGGGCGGCGCCATGCTGCAAGGTCTTGCCCAGGGCGTGCGAAATGCCGCGCAGCAAGCTCTGGCAGCCGTTGGGGAAGTCGCGGCCGGGGTGCGTGATCGCTTCAAGGCAATGCTCGGCATTAACAGCCCGTCGCGAGTGTTTGCCACATTGGGCAGCGCGCTTTCGCTCGGCCTCGCGCAAGGGGTGGCGTCGGCTGGGCCAGCAGTGGTGGATACAGTCGGGCAACTTGCGCAGTCACTGCAGGACATGCCGTTGTCGCTGGCCAGACCTGACATGACGATGCCCGAGTTATGGCTGCCTGCCACGGAGCATCTAGCGCCAGAGCGGGCCATGTCGACGCTAAGTCCAGTGCAGGCAGGTATGCCTCTTCCAGCAGGGGCTCAAGCTCAAGTTAGACCTGGCAACGCCATAGATGCTGGGCGTGGTCATCCTATCCAGGTGGATGACCCGTTTCGTCGGGCGCTGCCTGAGGTGAAGCCAATTTCGATGGGTATGGCGCCGTCAGCACTTGGTAACGCAACGATTTCAGGCACCCCCTCGATTCACTTCGCGCCGCAGATCACGATCCATGCCCCTGCGGGTAGCGATCCGCAGACCCTGGCCAATTTACTCGACGGTCAGCTGCGTAGGCTAATCCGTGAGGCAATGCGCGGCTCCAGCGCGGCATTGCATGACTGATCCCGTCTAGTCTTTTTATCTGCTACGGAGGTTCACCATGGCCGAACGGGTGATGTTGGGCCTGGGCGAGTTTCGTTTTGAAATCGCCACGCTCGCTTACCAAAAGTTTTCACTCAACCAGTCCTGGCGGTGGCAGGAGCAGGCACGCATCAACCGCGATCCCGCCCTGCAGTTCGTCGGACGCAACGTTGGCGAGATCGAACTCGACGGCGTGATCTACCCGAGCTTCAAGGGTGGCCTGGGGCAGATCGAAGCCATGAGATCCCTTGCTGACGCCGGCAAGCCGCTGCAGCTGGTCGACGGCCTGGGCCGCATCTGGGGTGGCTGGGTGATCACGGAGATCGGGGACACCCGCACGGTGTTCGCTGACGATGGCCAGCCCAGGAAGCTGGAATTTCGCATCAAGCTCAAGGCCTACGGGGAGGATCAGCCATGACCCGAGCGATCTTCAAGCGCGTGATCACCCGGGATGGGAATGTCCTCGATGACCTGATCTGGCAGCACTATGGACGCAGCGATGTGCTGGCCGCCGTGCTCGAGGCCAATCCCACTCTGGCGATGTTGCCTCCGGTTCTCTCTGCAGGTCTGGTGATCGAGCTGCCTGATTTGCCGCTGCCGATAGAAGCGCCGGTGATCCGGCTGTGGTCATGAGGAGGGATCGATGCAACCCATCTTCCGTCTCTACGCCGACAGCCAAGAGATCACCGCTGCCATCCGCGACCGGCTGATCGAGCTGGTGGTCACCGACGAAGCCGGCATCCAGTCCGACGAGCTGAAGCTGACCCTGGATGATCGTGGCCGTGAGGATGGCGCCATTGCCGAGCTGCCGCGCATTGGCACGGTGCTGACCGTGTCGCTGGGCTATGCCGAAACCCGGCTGGTATCGATGGGGCGCTTCATTGTCGACGAGGTCGAGATGCGCTCGCCACCGGCCACGCTGACGGTCTCGGCCAAGGCCGCCGATATGGTCGGGCCGTTTCGCAGCCCCAAGACCCGCTCCTGGGATGCGACCACCCTGGGCCAACTGGTCGAGGCCATTGCTGCCGAGCATCGGTACGAGGCCAAGATCGATCCCGAACTCGGCGCCATTGCCATCCCGCATCTGGACCAGACCGAGGAATCGGACATGGCGCTGCTCACCCGACTGGCCGCCAAGCACGATGCGGTGGCCAAGCCCGTGGCCGGCTTCTTGGTACTGGCCAAGCAGGGTGCCATCAAGACCATCACCGGCCAGGCGATGCCGACGATCTCTCTCAATGCCAGTGATCTGGCTGAATGGCGCTACCGACACTCGGCGCGCAAGCCTGGCGGCAGTGGCTCCATCAGTGACCGCGACACTTCGACACCACCGACGACGGCAACCGGTGGCACACGCGCCTACTGGTGGGATTTCGAGAAGGGCGAGCGCCGGGAAGTGACCACCGGCCAGCCGCCGTTCGAGGAAATCCGCTACGTCCACGCCACGGAAGCGGAGGCCAAGGCCGCGGCGGCTACCCGCAAGAACACTGGAGAGCGTGCGCAGGGTGAACTGTCTTTCAGCCTTGCCGGTGATCCTCGACTCGCTGCTGAGGGGAGGCTCTGGGTCTCCTTGCGCGCGGGAATCCCCACCGATTGGCGCATCAAGCGCGTCGAGCATCGCTTGAGCAACCAAGGCTACACGACGCACGTCGAGTGCGAGCGATTCGTGATTGCGCCTGAACCCTTGACTGCTGGTCTTTAACCGACCTTACCGCACCAGTTTTATTTCACCTTTGGAGACAACTATGGTTGAAATCAAAAGCCAAGAGGGGTGGATTAGCCTGCCCCAAAACGACTTTGAAAATCTGCTTGATGTTGCAGCTCAACGTGGCGCTGAGCGTTGCCTCGCTCATCTTGGCCTTGAAAACGGTCATGCTGCACGGGATATTAGGGAGTTGCGCGATCTGTTGGAAGCGTGGCGTGACGCACGTCGGACCGCCTGGCAAACAACCATCAAAGTCGTTACAACCGGAATCCTGGCAGCGCTATTGGTCGGAACCGCTATCAAGCTCAAATTGATGGGAGGTGGCCAATGATCGAGACACTGCTTGGTGGTTTTCTCGGCGGCGCTTTCCGCCTGGCGCCCGAACTCCTCAAGTGGCTCGACCGCAAGGGCGAACGCGGCCACGAACTCGCGATGCAGGACAAGGCGCTCGAGTTCGAGAGACTGCGTGGTGCCCAGCGTATGGACGAAATAGGCGCTGGTGCCGATGCCGCGTGGAACGTGGGCGCGATCGAGACGTTACGCGAGGCCGTCCGCACACAGGGCGAGAAAACCGGCGTCCGCTGGGCCGATACCTTGTCGAGCAGCGTCCGCCCAGTCATCACCTACTGGTTCATGGCGCTGTACTGCACCGCCAAGACGGCCGCCTTCGTGGCCGCCATCGAGGGCGGTGCCGACTGGGGTGTCGCGATCCTCCACGCCTGGACCGAAGCCGACCAAGCCCTGTGGGCCGGCGTGCTGAACTTCTGGTTCATCGGACGCGTGTTCGACCGGGTGAGGCCATGAGCCAGATTCCCCAGGCAGCCATCGCCCTGGCAAAACGCTTCGAGGGATTTCATCGAATTCCGAGGTCAGATCCGCTGCGCCGGGCCCATCCCTATATCTGCCCGGCTGGCTACTGGACGATCGGCTACGGCCGTTTGTGCAAGCCAGACCATCCACCGATCAACGAGGAAGATGGCGAGGCCTACTTGCGACAGGATCTGCGCACGGCCCTTGCCGCGACGCTGCGCTACTGTCCGGTGTTGGCCACCGAGCCCGAGGGGCGGCTCTCGGCCATCGTCGACTTCACCTTCAACCTCGGCGCGGGGCGGCTTCAGACATCGACCCTGAGGCGGCGGATCAACCAGCGAGACTGGATCGCTGCAGGGCAGGAACTGCGGCGATGGATTTATGGCGGCGGTAAAGTGCTGCCAGGGCTTGTGGCACGGAGGGAAGCGGAGGTCGCCATGCTGATCGCCCAAGTGAAGATCAGCAACTAGCTCGGAGTCGCACGCAATCCCGGCGAGCCTGGAAGATCATGGATTGTTCCAACAACCTGGGCTCTGCGAATCAAAGAACGTCACAGCGGTATCTGGCAAGGACCGGCCAGCAGCCTTAAGCACTTGGTGGCAGAACGCCTGCTGATCTCCATCTGGCTGACCGGTAAAAACCGAGACGGCCATTCGCTTTGGAGGATTCGCCGCGATGGCATCGAGCACGTGTTGGTCTCGTTCGTCAAAGCTCCAGCCATATACGACCAGGCTCTCTCCAAGGGCGGGCAGCACCTCTTCATATACGTTCGTCAGGTAGTGACTTCGGCGAATCGCAGCGACCTTCTGATGACTGGTTCCCTCACTAACAAACACGGGCACATAGTGCCCGGACGCCCACCTCCGGGTTATGGTGCCAAGCAAGTCACCTGCGGCTCCCGCGCCTACAGCGAGCTTTGTCTCATCACCAAGGTAGTCACGCGCAACCGCAAGACTGCCGTGAGGGTAGAAAACCAAGGTTGCTCCTGCAGCGTGCCCATAGGGTCGCCGCAGATATTCCCAATCTGTCTGGAACTCCCCGTCGTGGAAGGCATCCTTGAACCAGCTCCCGTTCGCTGCGTTGAACAGCAGCATGGCCCAGTACAGGGTGAGGTCGTAGTTCAGGCTAACGACGATAGGAAACACGCTGGCAAACGCACCCACCCGTTGCAGGTCGGCGGCGACATCGGCATGTACCGGATGCACGCTGTGCACAGCTTCGATCAGTGCCGTGCGCACCTCAGCGTAGGCCGCAGAGATGTCGGCCGACGGTGTCCCCAATGCGCCGTTGACGTGCTCTGCATACCAACACGCGAGCAGAACATGCTCGAAGTCGGTCGTCCCGAGTTTGGCGAATATTGGCGCTGTGGTGCCGAGCAGTCCCTTTGCATCAGCAACGCCGTGGAGTGTTGGGTATGCAAACTCCTTGTGGATGGCGATGCTCGCGCCATTGCCAAGAAGGAGGGAACTCCAACCTTCAGCGATGAGCGAGGACCAGGCTTGAATATCAACTCTGCCCATGAGACTCACAAGTTGTCATTGTGGGTTGATTGCGCCACGAAAATCGCCACCGCTATGCAACCCATCCCATGCCACACGATCCGGTCTCATGCAGCCACTCGTGGCCGCACACCCTGCAACGGTAGTACGCCTCGTCGGCAGCGCCCATCATCGACGAGACCTGTCTGCCGTTCTTGTATTCGAGATTTTCATGAGGCTTGGTGCTTCGCGACGCGCCAACCAAGGCCTTGCAGTCATCGCACATCGGCGCAGGTGCTGATGAATTAGTCATGTTGATAGAGCTCCCTCATCAGACGTCTATTGGCGTCGTCTTCCAGACTTCCTGCGCCAGCGCGATGAGCAGCGCGTGGCGCTTCTCGATAGACGTGGCATTCCACGCAGGGAACGCCTCCAGCTTGGCGTTGATCCTGGAAATGGACGTGTTCTGCCCGACGTCGGTCAGCGCCACCAAACTGCGAGTCAGGTAGTTGCCGCTCTTGCTGTACTCGACCTGCTTGCCCGTGTAGAAGTCATTGCCTGCGACGATGTTGATAGGCTTCTCCAGCAAGGTCAGGTTGCCGAGTCGGTTCTTGTAATCGTCGTAGGCCATCCCCGGATTCTCTGTGGCCCACTTGGCGCGCAGATCGTCCTCTGGCTTGTTGGGCAAGATGTGCTCGATTTCCAGATTGGTGAAAGGCTCCAGGCTGCCCGGCGCCTTCAGCCCACCGAAAGCCATCTCGACGTGCTGCGTAAGCCTCGCCAGCAGGTAGCGCGTGCGATACTGCTGCATCGAGTACAGCGTGAAGCGCTTGAGGGCGTCGGCGAGCTCCTGCGACTTACTCGCCATGTTCTTCTCGAAGCGATCGGCAACGAAGGAATTGAGCTGCACCTTCTGCTTCACGGGATCACCGACCTCGGCAATTGCGCGCAGTTCATCGGCCCATTGCGAGAAGCTGCGTTCCAGATCCTTGGTCGGCGTCTTGGTGAAGATGTAGTAAAAGAGGAAGCTCTCCAGCTGCGCGACGAAGTGATCGAACAGCGGCTTGGGGAAATTCGCTGCTGCCAGCAACAAGACGTAGTGCAGACTGAACGCCCCACCGGCCAGTCGCTTGAGGCTGTCCATCGCCAGGCTAGGTTTGCCGTCGTTACCCAGCCCGTTGGCGAAGGCCAAGTAGTGCTCGACGTTGCGAATCACCTTGCGGACGAACTCGAAAGGTTTTCCTGCGTAGTCGCAGAGCGCCGCGTTGTCCTTGGCGATGAACCAGTCGTAGATTTCATCCTCGCGCACCACGGCATCGCCGCGCTCATTTTTAATGACGTAATTGGCCATCAGGAGGTAGCGCAGGAAACGCAGCGGCTTTTCCTTCTCCTTCTCCAGCGGCTTGGTGATCTTTTTCCACTCGTCCTTGAGCTGGGTGAACTGCGTTTGCTTGACCTGCGTGAACAGCAGGTTCTTGAGCAAATCCATCGGGTTCAGACCCACGCCGCGCTCGTTGATGGTCTCGAAAATTTTCAGCGCGCTGCTGACGTCCGTAGAGATCTGGATGAACACCACGTTGTTTGCCAGATAGCCCCAATACTTCTTCAGTTTGGCCGTGTCGTCGTAGTTGTCCTTCAGGTAGCGATACAGCGTGCTGTAGGCATTGACCAGATTCTCCAGCGAGCCAAAGCTGGCGATGCCCGAAGCCTGGATGCCTGCGCGCACGGCCATAGGTTCGGCGTCTAGTTCTACGAGCTTGGCCATCACTTCGCCCGCGCTCTCATAACGCGGCTCCAGCTTCAGGTTGGTGCGTACCTCGCCGTCGCTGTCCACGTAGCTTGTAGAGATCAGTCCGGCGATCATCTGCCGTTGTGGTTCACCCTGGAAAAGATGCTTCAATGCGCACAGCAGCAGGAAGAAGGTGGTCAGGCGTTGTTGGCCGTCGATCACCTCATAGTGGTTTTTCTGATCGGTAGGCGACACGAGCACCGTACCGATAAAGTATTCCCGGGTGGTGCCCGCGTCGATTTGCTCGCCGATGTCCTCCAGCAGCTGATGCACCTCCTTGTCCGTCCAGACGTACTCACGCTGGTAGTCCGGGACGATGTAGAAGCACTCCCTGAATGCCTCCTCGATGCTGTATTTGTGGTTTTCGATGCGGGCCATAATTCTCCTTATTCTTCAAATCACGGAGCGCAATGCGACGAACTGGTTACTCGGACCTTCCGACCGGAGGTCGAGGTTCGGGCTGTTCGACACCACGTAGGCCAGAGGCCGTGTCAGCGTGAACGGGAACAGCACCGGCAGCGACTGCAGGCTGGGCACTGAAATTGGCTTGCCAGCGTAGCGCACTGCC